CGGGTTCGTTAGATATGTTGAAGTTGCCATTTTGTCTCCCGTGGTAACACTTCGTTATGGGTAAAGAGTAACACTTTTATGTTGTCTGTGCTTGTAAAGCCATTTGCAAGTTGTAACACGGGTAGGTCGCCCCGCCCATTTCGACTGCACCTGGCTGGCCTGACATGACGATAATTGGGCTTGCCAGCACGCTGGCTGCGATGCTCAACAGTTTTTGCAGTACCGGCAGGCCTGCTGGCCCTGTGCCGATGACCTTGACTTGAAATGTCATGCGCACAATGTTGCCTTTGCCGGCGATGGTCTCAAAACTTGGCGCGTCAAGAAACACACAGTTAGGCACTATTTTTGTAGCGTCGTTTACGACGCGCAGGCCTGTAACCGCTTGCAATGTGGCCGTGACGTCAGCAATTGCCTCGTTAAACAGGTCTGTGTAAGCCATCAGGCAACCTGTGGGCGGTCAATGCCTAGCAACTGCTTAATAACTGGGGTCATGGCATTTACGTTTGCTTGGCCCATGCCGTCAAAGGTTGCAAAGGTGTCTTGAGTACTGCCTCGACTACGCCACAAGGCCGCCGCATACATGAGCACGCCCATCGTGACGTCGTGCCCAGGCGAGACGCTCAACGAATCGGCATAGCCTGACTCCTGCCTACGGCGATAGCAAAAATCGTTGCCAGCGTTGCGGGCCTGCGTCAGCAGTGTGTGATCGTCTGATGGGTCTGCTATGTCTACGCCCAGATACGTTTCCAGTTGTGCTGCTGTAATCCAAGAACATGACTGCGTATATGTGACAGTGCCGGTATATACAACGGTATAAAGCACGTCTGCGCCAGTGCAAGCAAACAGCACTTGGTTTTCTCTTGGCACGTTTGCGTTGAACATAAGCGCGCCTGACTGGCCGTCAACGCCGATGTACTCATACAACGGGATGTCAAGCACAGTAAACGTGCCGTTAAACGGCGCGCCCAGACTGGCAACGGTTATCTGCTGGCCCACAACTATTTCTGTGGGTGTCAGCGTCTGTATAACTGCGTAATTGTCTAGCAGTTGTTTGCTTTGTGTTCCGTATACAGCCACAGCTGCACCGCCTTTCTAATTAGGCGATTACGATTCCCTGGATAAAGCTCGACTTGGCAACAAATGTTGCAAAGTAGCCGTAATAGGAGAATGTGCGGCTGAGCGTAGATGGGTTTGCAATGCTCAAAATGCCTTGCTGTGCTTCGTAGATCTCATACCCAGGTGCGTAGACCACAAGCATGGTGCCGCTAGCGAAGTTGTTGTCAACTACAAGCTGCAGGCCCATTACGTCCATGCCAGTGTAAGCAAGACCGCCTACGCGACCGATGCTGTTTTGTCCAATGACGCCGTTTGTGGTGTAACCAAGGATAGGCCTCTTTGAGCCGTCGAGCTGAGCGCCCAATTTCTCCCAGACGTCAGGTGACACGCAAAGGTGTGTTGGGAAAAAGTTGCTGTCCTCGGTAATTTCGCGCGCTGCGTCATACAAAGCGTTAATAAGTGACGTTGGGTTGTCAGCGGTAACAGTCCATGTCGAACCTGAAGCGGTTTTGCCGGCTACCAAGTTGTCAGCTGCAATGTTGTCAGTCGCAATGAGGTACTCACCTGCAAGGTCGTTAAGAATAAGGTTCATAGACGATGGGTCTGTGAAATCCATATCTTGCATTGTCAAGGTGACCTGGCCGGCAACAGTTGTTTTTGTAACTGTGTTAGACGCAATAACCATTGTTGTTGCGCTTACTGCTGAGCCCTCAGTCTGCGTTGCTGCGCTGGTATGCGTGGTAATGGTTGGGCGGATAAAAGTTTTGCTTGGTGTGTTTGGCATTGCGCGAGCGCCAAAAGCGCTAACGACTGGGCGCACAAAGTTAAGGTCTTGGAACAATGGGCCAAGAACGGGCACTGGCAAAAGGCCTGGCGTGTCAGTTGTGAGCACGTCGCCAGCTGCTGCTTGCAATGCTGTCTGCTGTGAGCGCACTGCTTCTTTGTATGCAGCGTTGACGTTTTGGAATGTGTCGCCGCCAGCGTGCATTGCTGCTAAGTATTCAGCAGGGGTTGGCATTGCAAATGCGCGTTTTGGCTGTGCAAACAGTTTTTGTGCTGATGCCTCAATGACTTCAGGTGCGTTTTGTTCTGACATTTCGACTTCCTCCGGTGGCTGTGGTTCTGTGTTTTCTTCGCCTGCTTCAGTATTACACAAATCTTCAGGGTTTGTGTCAATACTTGCAGCGACTTTTGTTATGACTGCCTCAGAAAAAGCAGGCTGGGGGACTAGCGACAATTCGAGCCACTGGGCGGCCTCGACGATCATCACGCCGTCTTGGTCATAAGTAAATTTGGTGGGGTTTACGCCTACTGACACGCTGTCTAGCACGCCGTCAGCTGCCAGTACTAGGGCCTCGTCACCCAATGATGTAGCGCTAACTTTGGCTGAAAAATACATGTTTTCTTCGTCGTCAGCGCGTTCGGTGACTAGGCCTATGGCTTGGCTGGCGTCGTGTTGCATGTAGAGCTTTGGGGCCTTGCCGTCTGTTGGGAGGCTGCCACGCAAAAACATAACTTCTGTACCGCTGGCGTTTGCCACCACGTTGTATGGCACTGCAATGCCGGTAATGGTGCGTGTTTCTGGGCTGTCAGGTGCGGCAGCGTCAATAGTGAACGTGCTGGCTGTTACTCGAATCATGCTAATTCCTCCTGGGTATTTTCATCGTCAGGCGTCATAGCGTCTGCGATGTAGTTCTCTTCTAAGTAATTTTTTGCGTTGAATTTGCAGTAGGTGCCGCGTGGCAAAACGTTGTTTTGGCTGAGTGTGCTGGCGATGCAATCAGCGTATGGTTTCACGCCAAAAATGTAAAGGTCAGCGCGGCTTTGCTCTGAGCTGGTGTATGCGTAAGAGCCAGTGGCGACGCCGACAAGGTATGGCGGTATTCCGCACAGGCGCGACAAGTCGAGCGCGCTGTACTGTGCGCTTTCAATCATCAACATTTTGTCGGGCGTGGCGTTGCTCGGCTCGTATGTCAAAAACTCGTTAAGCACCGCCGTTTGCGAAGTCAGACGCGCCTGGTTAAAGGCGGCCCCAATATCGGCCAACTCTGTTGCACTTAGGGGCTCGCCCCCCGTTTGTTTCAAGATGCCAGACGGTAGGGACGTCCTCGCCATGTTGTAACGGCTTTCTTGAATCTTAAGCGCGGTCGCAATGGTTTCTTGGCTGCTGTAAATGATGCCTTGAATGGGTGACAAGAACTGCACTACATCATTTGTCGGTATTTGATTACCAGCAAAATAGATGTCATTGCTAATGCCAAAGAATACTGGGCCCTCGTTTTGGTCAGGGGTTGTCACACTGCCGGCAGGTATGCGCGTGAACGATGCAGGGAAACCGTCGGTTGTGCGTGAGCTGATGTACCAGAATGCCCTGCCATAAAAGAGCAAGTCGTCAAGAGTCCAGGCCATTAAAAAGTTGTAGGTAACTGTCGGGTCAGGCTGGCGTAGCCATGACCTCGGCGCAATGTTGACCTGTTCCATTTCGCCTGTCGAGTCGTTGTAAACCTCGTTGTACATTTGCAAAGGCATGCAAGCAATGACGCTTGCGAGCAGGTCGCGCGAGCGGCTGACAGTTGCCAGGCTCATTGCGCGGTTGCGTGCTGTGCCCTCATGGTACTGGTAGTACTGGCCGATGGAATTGACGCCGCCAACGCCTACGGCAGCTTGTACTTTTGGTGCCTCGGGCTGTGCATTAACAGTCGCTGGCGAAATAGCCGCTTTAGTCACTTGCTTGTTTCCAAAAATGCCCATGTTTTATTATGCCTCAAAACCTAAGTTTGTGTAGTGATCGCTGGCGTGTATCCGGCAGGATCGCCAGCGACCACCGACAACAGGTTAGCCGTTGATGACAACTAGCACAGGCTTGTTTTTGGTAATTGGTTTAGATGCCAGCGCGCTAGCAAAAACCATACAGCGCGCCAGTTCTATAGGGCCTGCACTCTTAGCACTCGATAAAGCGCTGCCAGCCTGGGTCTTGACCATTACGGCCCTGTCGCAATGCTCGGCCAGCGCGTTTTCGCCAGTATGAAACAGCCTGTTTTCAATAATCATGTTGCGCACTAAAGGCGTGTATTTGAGCAGTTCGCCGTAGCCCACAGTTTGCGAGCGCCGGCGGTAAACGTCTGGCAGATGCAAATCCAGCATTGGGGTTATGGCTAGGTTTACTGTCGGGTCAGCCAGTACGCGCACAACTTCTTGCCACATGGCCTGCTCGGACTCGACAGCAAACTCGACTGTGCAAGTAACGGTGCCGTCAACATGGCCCACTGACCTGACGCCCACATAACGCGAGTCATCCAAGCTGCTGTCTATAGCAAGGGTGCCTCCTGTCGGGCTTATCGTGTCTGTCTGGCATTCTGCCCACTTGCCCACAGGCAGCCAGCCTTGTGCAGCTGCAACCCACAGGTTTAGGTGAGCGCGCAACCAAGATGACCTGTCAGGCGACTTGCTGGCCGCCACTAAAGCATCGAGGCTGACGGTAACGCCGAGCGCTGGGTTTGCCCATGCCCACCATTGCTGATCGTCAACATTTATGCCAGGCGGAGGCGACCAAGACGCAAAGTACAGCTGCCGAGAAATGCCGGCGTCAATATCGTTTATGCCCTGTTCGCGCATACGTAGCATCGCGGTACTCGACTCATCGCCAGCCGTTGACCAACACGAAAATAGAGGATTAGGCCGCGCTATCTGCGATGGCTGCAATGCGTCAAATACAACGGTGGGTTGGATGTTCCAAAGCTCATCGCACACAATGAGATCGTTGCTGCCGCCGTGTGCGTTGCCAGGCGTTGCGGCCCTGACCTCCCAGCGGCTGCCGTCTGGCATGTCAACACTCTTACGGCCCAAAGCGCGCAAAGGCTTGCCGTCAAAATACTCGGTAAGTATCGGTTGCAGATACATGAAAATAGCCTCGGCCCTGTCAAGTTTGTGCGCAGTGCTCAAAATGTTTTGTGGCGTACCGCGCAGCTGCGCAAACTCTGTAATCCACCAACCAATAAGGGCAGATAAGGCAACTGTCTTGCCCTGTTGTCTGGCCGTTTCTACAAGCGACTGCGAGCGCAACAACTTGCCTGTTGCATCATGTTCCAACTGCCCACTAAGCGCATGCACCTGCCAATCCATCAGCGTTTTACCCATGTACTTTTGTGCCCAAGCCGCAACAGCAGGCCCATACGACAAATCCCCAAAGCGCGCACTTTCCAATCTAGGCAACGCTCGGCCAGTCAGAGCCAATCGAGGCTGGTCATCGCCAGTTACCGCCAGTTCAGGCTGGTTTTCCAAAAAGAGAGAGTTTGA